CCTCGGCCGCCCCCTGGGCGGGGGAGGTACGCCCCTACTGTCACTTCCTCCCCGAACGATATGCCGCCCAGTCTGCAGACTGGGGTAGCACCCTGTTGCTTATCACCTCGACCGCTTTATGCTCTTGTGTTACGGCCAGTAATTTATCACTCTTTTGCCTATTGCAAGTCCAATGAGCCAGTTGCAGGTTCCCTATGTCACTGGGGTGGCCACCCTTGGCAATCGGTACGATGTGGTCGATGCATGGTGCCAGTGGATGCGGATATCTCAGCGACTTATCCACCGGCTTGCCGCATATCCCGCATACTTCCTGCGTTCGATAGATCCGCTTCTTTGCCCGCTCGTATGGTCCGCGGTGTCTGCCCTGCTGGTCAGGCCTCGGTGTAGCAGACTTGACATAGGGGGTCACCTTTCCTGCCCCCCCTGTCGTCTTGATCCCGGGGGTGTCTTTCTGCGCCAATGCCTTCTCGACCACCCTCTTCGCTCTGCTCTTCCCTCGCTTCAGCGCTGCGCTCAGTTCCTGATACTCTTTGACATATTGCCTTAGTGTGGAGTGGCCCACACCCAGCTTCTCTGCGATCTCCTTGGTCGATGCTCCATGCCCTGCCCAGTCTTCTATCTCCGTCATGTACGGTGCCACATTCGTGTCCCACTTGCTCATGTCTACTCCGCATATAATAAAAGGCCGGCACTAACTGTGCTAGCCTCTTTGCTATGATCTTTGCCTATGCAACACAAGGCCGCCGGTATGAGCGACGGCCTTGCGCAGCAGGCGGAAAGTATGGCGACATGTGGCTTCACCCACTCTATCGCAATATCATAATACCACAGAAAAATGTCCCCGGTGTCCGAACTTACGTCCAGCCCAGGTACTCCGCCACCGTGTAAACAAAGCGCGACTTGTGCATCCCATACGTTGACCGTGCCGCGTCACGCGGGAATGGCTCATTGTACATCACGCTGTTCCACACTCCCAGTCTGTATTCTGCCGGCACCTCTTCCCGTGCCAACTCTATCGCTTTCACTATGGAGCTGTCGTCGTAGATCTTCAGCGCCTTCGACTCCGTTACCGAACCCGTCCTTGTCGAGGTTACATGTACGTCGTCCTTCCTCGGCCCAGCATCTATCGCATCCTGAATCTTCTCTTTCAGCCTGTGATAATCCCTGATCTGGTACACCGTCTTCATGTACACTGTCCCCGGCAACGAGTACTTCCCTTTTCTCCGATATCGTTCCCTCACGCCATTCCCTCTGCCTTTCCTGTCATATCATCGAATCCTAATTGCTCATCCATCTGCTGCTGATATATCGGCTCCCACTTGGCCGGCCTGCCTCTGTAGTAGTGCTTCACCCTTGGCTCCGGCTCCGTGCTCACCTCGATATACTCCAGACAGCATGCTCCCGTGATCGGATGGTCATAGATTCGTATGCTGTCCCTGTCTATCTGGTATCCCTTCCTCGGCTTCAGGCTCTCTGTATCGAATGTCGCCTGCCGCTTCATCACCTCGACACGCTGCTCCGGACGCACTACCTGTCTGGAACACCTGTACGCCTTCATGAATTTCCCGCGCTTGTCCTTCGACTCCTGCGCATTCTTCAGGATGTACGCCGCCACCTTCTGGTAGTTATATCCTTTCAGCGGCTGTGCGAACACCTCCATCATGTCCCAATAGCGATACAACATCTGCAGCGGAATCTCCTGATTCATCACAATGTGATGGTGCACCTTCCCCTTCCGCTTGCCGATCCCTACCGTCTCCACCAGTTTGAACGGCAGGCCGTTCCTCTTGCAGTATCTCTGCAGACCCCGCTTTAGCTTCCCGATCTTCTCCATCGATTCTTCCACGGTCACACCTGCCGCATTTGAAAGTGTGATCCACCAGTCTCCCGGCTTGAAGTTCGTATTCAGTTTTGCCGTCAGCTCTCTCTCCTGGTTGATTCGGTTTATCTTGGCCACCGCTTCCGACGTCGGATTCATCTTTGGCTTTCTGCCCTTCTGAGTTTTGATTACGCTGGAGTCCGTGCATCTTGTGATGATCGTCTTCCCTGCCACTACTGTGAATCTTCTGTACATCGCCGTGCTCCCTCCCCGCTCCGTGCTCCGGGCTCCATGCTCCGTGCTCCATGGGTTCGATTGATAATATTACTATTGGTTCAAAGCGGGCACCCTTTTTGTGCCCGCGATCACAATTTCCTGTCCCTTACACCTGCCTTGTCGCCAGGATATCCATCAGCACTGTCAGCTCCTCCGGCGTCATGGCCGCCCGCTTCCCCGGGTTCCCTTCCGGAGTGAACGTGCGGATTTCGTAGACCGGCGGCCTTCCATACCACTTTGCCAGGATCAGCCTTTTGGTGTATCCCCTGTCCGTCCTGCCGATGATCCCCAAATCCTCCACCAGTTCGAAGTTATCCTTGTCTTTCGCCATTTCCTATTGTCTCCTCTCCGTAGTAATCTACACTTCCGACCCACTCGCTTTTCGACTTCTTCTTCGGTCCTGCGACGTACTTTTTACATCCTTTTATGTCGCACCCTCTCTGGCGCCCTGTTATCAGGATATAGTCACACACGCCCTCCCTCGCTCTGTATGCGCACCCGCGACGCTTACAGCTCCCTTTGATCTGCTCTGCCATGCTTCCTCCTTTCTTTCTGTGGTTGGGCAGGCCGGGATCGAACCGGCGACCAGAGATTTATAAGATCCCCACTCTCACCACTGAGTTACTGCCCATCGGTACTCCGGCAGGTCTCAGGCCTGCTTGTAAGATCCGCATCCTCTACCAGCTCAAAATTTTCACTTTCCATGTTCTACTCCTCGTCTGCTCCTTGCTAATCAATCCGCTCATAGTGATCTCTTGTTCTCCTTTTACATATTATGCATGGACAAGGGTATCCGTTCTCGAATTCATTCTCAAATCGTCCACTATGCTTGCATCCGGTACATGTCGACTTTCCTTCGTGCTTCAGAATCAAGTCTTCGATCATCTCAGCTGCCCCATGCAAGGCTTGAATCAATTCTGCATCGGACACCACTTCACCTTCCTGCACTTTGAAGGCCAGCTCCCTCAGCTGGTCGGTCTGCAGATCCAACATGCTCATTCATCTTCCTCCTCCTTGTTCTCCTTCCTTCGTTGTATATAGAAAAGGCGGCGGCTCTCCTCGAACATTCGAAAAACCTCCTATATAGTTGTCTTGTTGTAACTTAATTCTTATTATGTGGTTGATTTCCCGCCGCCTGTTCTATCATCTTTTCTACACGTTGTCATTCTCGCTTAGCTCTAGCAGCCATATAATCAACTCCTCCTTCATAGTCATCAGCCAGTCCACGGCTTCTTCCAGGGCTTTTCTTGCTATTTCCTCTTGCAGTTTTCCCAGCACCGTGCTCGTATCAAGCTCCATCTTGTCAATGATATGATCGAAATTCTTCAGATCATCGATTGCGATCTCGTACATTGCCACTCTTTCCTGGTCCATCTCGCTCAGTCTATTCACATCTTCTCTTCCTATCATGTCATTCCCCCTATATGGTTTCCTTACTCTTTTCATTTCTTTCCTCAATTCCCGATCCAGTTCAGCGGGCACTCCCAACAGTGCTCCACCAACTCATCTACTCATACTCCCAGCCTATTCAGCGGACACTGATTGCACTTCTTATTCATCAAAGCCTCGTCTTCGTCCTTATCCGGCTCCAGGACTGCCGCATACTTGCAGTAGTTGGTACAGATATCATTCGCCACCTCGATGATCTCCTCGACCACGCTGAGGGTATCTCTCCTGTTCCATTTATCAATCATTCCAGCTGCCCCTCCATCACTCTCACGACTTTCCTCATGGCGTCCCGCCACTTTTTCTTATTCTCCGGCGCCGCCTTGTCGATGGCTCCCAGACACGCGCTGAACTCCTGCTGCAGGCTGTCCACATGAGCCTTGAACTCCCCGGTGGCAGGATCCGACAGCTTCTGCAGGCGATCCACCTCGCGCCGCAGGGTGTCCATCTCACCCTCCGCATCCTTCACAGCGTCGGCTATTGCCTGCTCCGTCTTAGCGGCGATCTCTTTCTCCGCAGCGGCTTTGGCCTCTTCCTCCGCCTTGGCCCTGATCGACTCGCGCTCTGCCTCGGCCGCGGCCTTCAGTTGATCCTGCTCTTTCCTGACCTTCTTTTTATAATCCCGCAGCGCCTTCTTTGCTGTCTCCAGCTGTTCTTCCAGCGCCGCCGTATCCGGCATCTCTGCGATCCGCGCCTCTGCCCGGTCTGCTTTCTTTCGCGCCATTTCCAGCTGCAACTTGATGCTGTCGACCTCTTCCTTCAGATCCTTTGCCTTCGCCACATCTGCTTCGCTTGCCTGGGACAAAGCCTCGTTTTCTGCCTTGATCCGCTTCAACTCCTCCTGCAGGTTCTTCACTGTCATATCCTCGACCGGAGCGGTTTCCAAGGCCTCTTTCGCCACCTCTTCCGGTGCCTCCAATAGCGCCCAAACCTTTGAAATTTCAATATTCGTCAACGTTGACGAATTTGAAAACAGTCCTCCTTCTTCCTCGTTTTTTTCTGCAAGATTCATCAATCTGTTGGCCTTTTTCTGGCTGAAATTCAGGTTCTCTTTGATCCAGTCCCCCCAGCCTCCGTGGCCGACTCTTTCCTTAATGATCCGGAGCCTCTTTCCGGCTTCCACCAGCAGCATCATACTGACTGCGGCCACAGACTCTGCTCTGGCGTACAGTTCGTTCGTCTCCGTTGTCAGCACGGTCACGCTCTTGTCCTCCAGCGGCATGACTTCTCTGTACTCGACATCAATAACGTTTTCCATCCTTGCCCTCCCATCTCTCTGCTTTTCTATCTGCGTCTGAAGCCGCCACACACATGGCCGCTGTGAGCAGACCAAAGAATGTGCCAACCATCATTCCTCCTGCGAAGGCGATCACATAGCCCATCATTCCGTCCTCCTATGCCGATGCCTGCCGGCGCTTCCTGTTCTTCCCCATCCATTCCTGCCATGCGCCGATGAAGGCATTCACGTCCTCCGGACAGCTCCGGTTATGGTCTCCCCGGCATTGGATCACATGACCGTCCGGTGACAGTTCCAGCGTAAAGTACGGCCGATCCGGTTTTTCCTTTCTGCGAATAAACAGAATCGATGTTCGACCCTCTGCCACTCTGTCGATATACGTCCGGACGCAGTGGCTCAGGACCCTTGACTCGGTCCGCAGCTCCTGAGGCTCTGTCGCAGGCCGGATCAGCAAGTCTCCCAGCGCAAACGGCTCCTCCATGCCGGCCGTCTTCCAGTTTGTCGTGCCGAATCCTTTGTGCTCACTGTCTGCCTTTTCGTTTTTCTCTCTATCTCTTAATTCCTCTGCCGCACAGACCATTTCATCGTGAGCGATATCAAAATCGTTCGGGAAAAGCCCCTTTTTGTCGATTCTCTCTCCCAGGTACAGGATCGCTTCCAGGTAGTCTGCATAGTCCGACAGATTCCATCGTCTCTCTCCCTCTTCCCGTATTGCTTTGAGGTACCGCACGACCGTCCACTCGTCCGCGTATCTCTTTATCAGCCGCTGCTTGTCCTGCAAGATGTGCCCGTGGATCTCAGACAGGTCGTCTATCTCTTCGATTTCTGCATCCGGCAGGAACCGCCTGATTTCCCACAGGCGATCCATGAATCCCGGAAGCGGATCCAGCTCCCGGAGCTTCTTCAGGTCTTTCTTGCCGACCCGCAGGATTTTACGCAACGTCTTCCCCTGGATGTTCACGCCCTTTGACGCATATCCATCGGCCCGCATTACCACCAGTTTTTCAAATCCCGCTTTCTCCAGCAACTCAATGGCTGGGTACTTCAGGAAATCGCTCATGTACCTTATAAACCTGGCCGCCTTCCTGTCTTCGTCGAAGCATCCCCGGTAGTCGAACCGCTCCGGATCCTTATTCAAATACTGGCAGTCCTTCCCGAACTCCATCTGCTCGATCCACAGATGGTCGTGCCAGTCTGAAAAGCCATATGTATTCGCTGCCGGCCTGATGTTTATCTTTTTCACCTCGTACCATTGCGCCGGACAGAACCACCCTCCCGGGCTGTAGTCCCATCGCTTCTGCTCTTTCTTGGACATCCGGATCTGCTCTACCGGGTTGTACCAGACAGACGGATGCGGCGTACTATAGTCGATGATAAACTCGTCCACCTCTATGATTGTCACTGCACCGTAGGCCCTGGACCAGATGATTCGTCCGCGGTCTGCGAGTCTTTTCCGGCCATAGCGCGCCTCCTTCGGGATCACTGCTCTACCGCACTTCGGACAGTATGTGCTTACCCTTTCATCTGTGCAGTGCACGAGGATCATTTCATCCACCGGGAACTCCTCATTGCATCCTGTGCACACACCTCTGTTCAGCCTTTTGTCAAATATCAGGTAGTTTCGCCACTGACATTCGCGAAGGATGTACTCCGCCATCCCCTTCGGCCGCGGGATTTTCCACGGCCTGTCGTCTTTCTCTGTCATCTTCACGCGGCACCTCCTACAGCAGATCCAGCACGTTGACGGTGGACTCCGGCGCCTTGGCCGGCTTCATGTCCGCTTCGGTGATACCGTAGTAGTCCCGGATGATCCCGAACCCTTCCTCCGGCGGGATATAGGCGCAGTTTCCTACCTTCCGCTTCTGCGCCACGGCCTTCATCGCGTCGAACGCCCCCTGCAGTTTCTTGTCCTTCTTCAGAATCTTGTCGGCCACCGCCTCTGTCGTGCAGATCCCAGTCAAATACTCCTCAAAGGGAATCAAGTAGTCTTTCCCTTTCATCTCTTCCGCCATCTTTGCGATGGCCTCGTTCATCTTGTCCATGCTCAACCTCCCACCTTCGCGTCCAGGCTTTCATCCGCTTCATGCCCCGGGCGTTCGCTTCCCGCTGTTCAATCACCTTGTATTCGTCCGACAGGTGATACCGGCACTGTCCTACCGCCACCGGGCTGGCGCGGAAATATCTGCACTTGCTGTGGCACTCCCAGCACACCGGCGCTGTCCTTACCCGCGGGCACTGTATCGTCTCGTGCGGATTGACCGCCCCACATATCGGACAAAGCTCCATCGCATCACTCCAGCTCCGACTTAATGCTCTTCTGCTGCGTGATCTTGATCGTATCCGACTTGAGCTTCATGCTGATCCGGCGGCCTTCCGCAGTCACGGACACATTGTCCATCATGCCGTCCGCCATCTTTCCGCCCAGGACTTTCAGCGTCACGCACAGCTCCTCTGATACAGGACGGAATCCCGTCACCTCTTCCTCCATCGTCCTCAGCAGGTCGATTCGCTCTACTGCCAACATTCGCCGCTGGTGCTTCATCGCCGCCTCACAGCTGCAGCTTTCCACAGCCAGCCTGTCTGCCTCTTCCTGGCTGTCCGCCACCACTGCGTGCACCTGACCGCAGTATCTACAGGCGCCCGTCATCGTATCCGCTTTTTTCCTCGCCATCCTATCCTCCTATTCCGGCTGGATCTCGTCCAGGTAGTTCTTCCCGATCATGTCCATCCACCCTCTGACTGCTTCCTGCAGCGTAGCGCCGGCCTCAATCTGCTCATCCAGCCACTTCCTCTCGTAATATCTGCGCCACGTCAGATTGAAGTCCTGCGCCCACTCCTCCGTGTTCTGGTGGAGCGCTTCGTGGTGCTCCCTACACACATCCAGCTGAAATCCTTCCCGGATGCTGATCTGCCTGTTCGGTCCACCGAACATCTCATGTCTCTCGGCATACGGCCGCCCGCATATCATGCACACGCGATCCGCCTTGTCTTTCCATCCGTTGTAAAGCAGTTTCTTTCCCATTATTCGAGCACCTTCAGGATGTCCTGCTGGATCCCCAGCACACTGTCGGCCGTGACGTCGATCTCCCGGATTGCTCCTCCCTCGAAGAAGATCCGCACCTTCTCGTCCCCGGTGTCCGCGTCATACCCATACTGCATGTCTTTTATATCGATGCTCTCCTCGGCCCTGTACAAGCATCCCAGGCAGAAGACGAAGCTCTTCTTCCTCTCGTACATATCAATTCTTTCGTCTCTTGTCATGATCTCTCCTCTCTCCGCCATGCGGCGGCCCACTTCTCCGACTGCTGCCGGATCACCAGCTCCTCCGGCAATCTTTTCTTTCCGGACAACGCCTTGTCCGCCTGTCGTCTCTGCGCTTCTGCTTCCAGCAGCTCTGACTCAATGTCGCTCAGGTTTTTCATAGCGCCACTCTCACTACACTCTGGTATATCTTCTGCGCCACCTCGTCAACATCGTACCGGCGCATTCTCCCGAATTTCACGTAGTCAAGTCCTTCCGTGATTTCTGCGGCACAGTCATTGCCGCATCCCAGCGCCCTCTTGATATCTCCCTTGGTGATGAACTCTGCGCCGTCCGCCGCTCTCTTCAGCAGATTTTTGATAGTTGTCTTTGTCATGGCAATCCCTCCCACGGCATCGGCAGGCCCATACGCACCGAGTAGATCGCCAATGTTCCGGCTACTACTCCCCATGCGGCTACCGCCGTTCCTACTTCCATCGCTATCTGCACAAGCCACCAGATCGGTGACCACTTTCTGATCTTGTATCTCTTCACCTCTGCCCCCTTCTGTTCATGTGGCAAGCTACATTCCTTGCCTCTGCGGCGTTCCGGAACGGGCCAAGCGATTCTTTGTGTCCCTTATCCGTCCTTATCACCCTGTATGCGACCCGGCTTCCTTCACGCACCTGCTGCACACCCCAGTTACTCATCCCCCTTGCTCCTCTCATATGCTGTCCAGGAATATTGCCACGGCCAGCCACACCACTGTGGCCAGCAACACGGCTCCAACCAAAATCTTTATCATTCCTGTTCCTCCCTTACGGTTTCCTGACAATCTTGATCGGGTTTATCGCCTCCGGCAGGAAATTGATCTCGTAGTGGAATCTGCTCACATTCGCGCCATTGACGTCCTCGACAACGTACATGGTGGTTGCGTCATTCAGGCCGATGATATGCTTCTTGTACTTCCCCTCATCCGTCTCGACGACGACTTCCAGCTGCTTATCGTCGCTGTCAGCGGTTATGGAGAAGCGCCCAACCAACTCGAATACCGGCTTCCCCTCCACTGTGTTGATCACTGCCAGTCTCCGCATCACATTAAAGTTGTCGGCATCCTGCGACACATTTTTTGTCACTCTTTCTGCTTCGGTGCATCCACTGGTCAATACCATCAGCAAGGCGATCGCCAGCATCACCAGTCCCAAAACTACTTTTTTCATTTCCTCCTCTCCTCCTTTCCTGCGGCCCTGATCCGCTCCACCGTCTTTCCTTCCTCATTCATGTTCAATTCTTATCTTGACCTTCTTCACTTCCAGTTGCGGCGGAAACGGCGGGAATGCCGCGCACCCCATCTTTAGATGGACGCATACATTGCAGTCCTGATCGTACCCCTTTGCCTTGATGTCTGTCTTGATAAAGTAATCTCCGTTGACCGCAAAACATTCACCCATCATAAGTTCCTTCAGCGGCACAAGCTTTTTCCGTTCTCCTTTCATACTCCTCACCTGCCTTTTTGATCTTCTCCAGCGTGCCCTCCGGAGGTTTGATTTCGCCACGCTCCCAGCGCGATACTGCTACCTGGCTGACACCCATAAGGTCCGCCACTTCCTGCTGCTTCATCCCGGCGATGATCCTCGCCACTTTGATCTCGGTTCCTACGTCCACCTTTCCCTCCTTCCTTTAGGGCTTTGTTATAACTAATACTCTGTCAAGAGTATTAGTTATATGGTATTCGTAGAATACCATCGCGCCTCTTCATCAGTTCGCCGGACAAAGTCCTCTTTGGTTCAGCTCTTTCTCCAGCGCTACTGCGTCCTCTTCTCTGTCAAAAACTCCAGCTGTCTCCATATTTCCGCCGTGCATTGGCTCACTCTCCCTGATCTTCCTCACGACACAGTACAAGTACTCGTTCGGCCCTACCGGGTTCTTTATCACCTGCCACTCGATCTTTGCTTTCATCCCTTTGCCTCTTCGATCAATCTTTCGATTGGCGTATTCAGCACTGTGCTAATTGCAATAGCCTCGTCTGCAAACACTCTCCGTTTTCCATTCACAATCTTGCTGAATACGTCCGGCTTGATTCCTGACTTCTCTGCGATGACGACCTGTTTCAGCCCATCTTCTTCAATCTTTCTTTTCAGCCCTCTCACAAAAGCCTCTTCATACATCGGCTTCACCTCCTTCCGATTCAACATTTTGTTGATATTATGGATTATAGTCAACATTTTGTTGATTGTCAAGCGTTTTTTCTTGTTTTTGTTGATATAAATATTGACCTATTCGCAACTCTGTTGTAAAATCAACCCACGGAGGTGCTTCTAATGGATAAATATGAAATCGGGAAAAAGTTGAAGAGTATTAGATTGGACCGAAACATAAGCCAAGAGATGGTCGCCGATTTTCTCGGTACAACCTGCCAGAAAGTTAGCAGCTTCGAGACCGGTCGGACTCGTGTCGATTTAGAAACATTCATTTCGCTTTGTTCGTACTATCACATCAGCGCCGATTCTTTTTTCGACGTAAGTGTAACCCGCACTTTGTCCGCCCCTGAGCAGGCCCTTTTGGACACCTACCGGTCCCTGGATGCTGACGGGAAGACGGCTTTGTCCAAGTATGCGGACTTCCTCGCCTCTTCATCCTCTGGATCTGAGGATAGTCAGGAACAGGTCGGTTAGGGTGTGGGAGAATGAGAATGTTATTTTTGTAGAATGGGATAGATAGTGTGCCGTGATTGGCATGAGGTTTGCAATTAATACCCTACCCCTATTCGGCAACAAAATGTGTTTGAAAAGGAAATAGTGCTTGATTTTTTTCCCGGATGATGGTAAAGTATTGTTACTATATTTGGAACGTACTCGGGTGTCCTTCGGGCCCCGGGTCTTTATTTTTTGGAGGTTCAATATGAACGAGAAGGTATTTCGTACTACAGAAGAACTGATCCATCTGCTTTCCGAAAGAGGCGTGTCTTTTGATGACCCGCAAGCTAAAGGAAGGGCGAAGAAATACCTCCAGCGCGAGGGCTACTATAATCTAATCAACGGATATAACGACATGTTTTTGGCTGATCCTAAAGGCAACCAATACAAGCCTGGTACAACTGTAGACGAGATCTATGCTTTGTACTCTTTCGACCGTCAACTTCGACAAATCTTCTTCGAATCCATCCTATCTGTCGAAACGAATACGAAAAGCCTTATTGCTTACGAATTCAGCAAGGCTCATGGTCACAAGAATTACCTTGTGACCTCCAACTTCAAATGCGACAGCCCTCGATCCCTGAAGCAATCTTCCAAGCTGATCGGAGAATTGTATCAGGTGATATCATCCAGAGGGTCGGACCCAAGTATTAGCCATTATCTTACTTTTCATGGTTATGTACCGCTATGGGTTCTCAATAACATAATGACATTCGGTGCCATGAGTAAGTTCTACAGCCTTATGCTTCAGAAAGAGCGCCAACAGATTTCAAAAACGTTTCGGATCAGTGATGACGTTTTCGAGAATTTCCTTCTGTATCTTTCAAAAATCAGAAACTTCTGCGCCCACGGGAACAGGATATATTGTTTCCGCACCCAAAGCCCACTGGCTGATACTCCTCTTCACGCCAATATGGACATCACACGTAGTCCGAAGGGAGAGTATATCTGTGGGAAGCGCGACCTGTTCGCCTGTATGATAGCACTGAAGTATCTTTTATCATCCGGAGATTATAATTTGATGAGCGATCGCATCCAACGAGCACTTTCTTCTCTTGAAAAGCGTTTGCACATCATTGACATCAAAGGCGTACGGAATGCGATGGGCTTCCCTGATGATTGGATCGAAATAAAGGCCACAGAAACAACATATGATGCGGCAAAATAATACATTTGCTTTTTGACTCTTCGGTGCTTTGGGGAGGTGATTGCATGGCTAAGAAATACAAATACCGGCACCGCGAAATATACAAAGACGTCAAAATCGACGTAAAGGCGGATACCACCAAGGAACTCATGGCGAAGGCGGAGAAGGCCCGGAAGCGAATCGACCGGCTTCTGATCGACGAGGACACGAAACTCTCCGAGTTCATGAGCATCTATTTGAAAACATACAAGGCCAGCCGGGTATCCCCTGACACGCTGGCTTATCTGGAGGTTATCGGGCGGAAGATCGTGGACGGCGTTGGGGATGTCCGCGTGTCCCGGATTAAGCCGCTGCAGGTGCAGGAATTCCTCAACACCCTGACAGTGTATGCTAACGGATATATCGACAAGATCTATCAGCTGACCTGCCAGGTGTTTGAGCATGCCTACCGGAATGGCCTGACACCTACAGACTACTCCCTTATTCTCACGCCGCCCCGAGGCAGACCCTCCAGCACCGGCAGGAGCATCACTGACCAGGAGCGCGAGGCGCTGCTGGCGATCCTGCCCGGCTTCCGCGGGGAGATTTTCTGCAAGCTTATCCTCTACTGCGGCATCCGGCCCGGCGAGGCCATGGCGCTGCTGTGGAAAGATATCGACTTCCAGCGGGAGGAGCTGACCGTAAACAAGGCCCTCAAACGCTCTGGGAATGTCGGCTATCCTAAGACGGATGCCGGCAATCGCACCGTTCCCATCCCATCTCACCTGATCCCTCTTCTGAAGGAGCACTACACCGGGCCTCTGCAGAACGTCTGCGTCAACAGCAACGGCAGGCCCTACACCGAAGGTGCCAGACGTGCCATGTGGAAGGCGGTTAAGAGACGGATGAACCTCTTCATGGGATGCACCGTGAAGAACAACAAGCTGCTTCCTCCGACCATCACCGCCAGAAACGGCAGCACGATCTATCTGCCCTTCCCGCTTGACGAGAAGTTCGACATGTACTTCCTCCGACACACCTACTGCACCGATCTGGAGCGCGCCGGTGTGCCCATCAATGTGGCCAGACGGCTCATGGGCCATGCCAGCATCGAGATCACCGCCAAGATTTACACCCACTACAACGATGAGTCGATGGATCGTGCCAGAGAAATGATCAACGCGGCCTCAATTTGACCAAAAAGTTTCCCACTTTTTTTCCCATTTTTGTGGGAAAAACGAGGAAAAACGAGGAAATTTCGCCCTTCAGAATTTACAAAAACTTACAAAAATCCTCCCGTTTTCAGGCAAAGAAAAAACCGTTGGAACATTGAAATTCCAACGGTTTTCTACTTGGTGCGCCAGGAGGGAATCGAACCCTCGGCCTTCACATTCGGAGTGTGCTACTCTATCCCCTGAGATTGTGTTAAATTTTGATATTTCAATAGTTTTTAACCATGTTTCCCTCCCGGTTTCCCACATCTATTTTCCAGCTTCTATGATAACCGTTTTATTGTCAATCTTGGTTCTATGGTTTCTCCTTTATTTTTGCAACAGGAAGACTGTTGTAGCCGCGAAATCCACGCCGACGAGTTCTAGCAAAAACCAAACAGCGAGGCTGGCCATCACGACCAGCCTCGTTTTCTCACGCATTACAATTCGGCGAGTGTCCGGATAAAGGCTTCAAACTTTTTCTTACCCTTTACCTTGTGCTTCTTATAGACCGATATCTTCAGCTTGTCTCCGACCACCATCACGTCCTCCAATTCGCACTTGCTTTTGTAGCGCCAGACCTTTTTCAGCTTTCCTTTCGCGCTGTATGCTGCAACATAATTCTTCGTGCTCTGTCCGTTAGATGCCGCCCTGTATAACCGCTTTGTCCCCCGGTCCCAGTGCATCCCTTGCCCTACTTTGTACGTCTTGGAAAGTGTGACCGTGCTCTTGTACCTGAACTTATTATCCAGGACATATACTTTACGGCATGACATCTTTTTGACCATATATCCTGTGCCGAAGCACGTAATCCCGTTGAACCCGCCCTTGCATCCTGTGACCACGACATCCTGCAGCTTCTCCAGCGTATCTGCATCGACTCTGTGGATCCTGTTGCTGCTTCCGGAGTGCGTGATGTAGAGCACGCCTCCCCGCGCGCAGCAGTCGTTGGCGTGGCCCACGTTCAGCACTTTCGACACCTTCACGATCTCTTTCTCCGCGCCGGTGTGAAACTTCACGATCACGGTCGTCCCTTTGCTCATGTTGCCGAAGCACATATAGTAGTGGTGGTCGTGGTAGCATCCGCCTTCCACGACCCTGTGGTGCTTCAGCTTCGCTCCGACGTGTGCTCTTAAATCCATTTTACGCCTCCTTTCCTGTGAATGTGATGCCGAGATACTTGCAGATTCCTCTGGCCGCCCCCTTTCCGTAGGCGTCGGCCTTCTTCTTCATCGTCTTCAGGTCGGCCTTGATTGCCCCGCATTCGAAGATCACAGCGACGGCCTCGGTGCAGTTCAGTTCGTAAAGGTCGGACCGGTACCCGATTCCTCTGGTCTTGATGCCGACCTCTTTCATCACCTCTTTGTTCATCTTGGCAGCCAGCTTCTTCCCGTTGCCGGACACATAGAGCGGCAGGGTGCCGGACGGTGCCGGACGGTAATCGCAGTGGAAGGCCACATGGAGCTCGACGCCCACCTGGTTGCTCTTCTGTACCTGCTTCACCATGTTGATGTTGTTGGCCGGGTAGTCGGTGATCACCTGCAGCCCGGATCCTCTCAGGTATGCCACGCATGCCCCGGTGATAGGCTTCATCAGTTCTGCTTCGGTGTACTTCTTATACACGCATCCCGAATCCCATCCGCCGTCCGTGGACTTCCCGTGGCCGGTGTAGATTCCCACTTTCCTCTTACTCATTGACTTCATCCTCCCTTACTTCGCGCACGTCGTCCGCGCACACCTCGTCGTCGTAGTGCACTGTTGGTGTCATCTCTACCTCCGGAAGGCCCTTGATGCAAGTCAACAGGGACACGAGGCCCATAGTCGCCGTCACCCCGAGGAGCTCTCCCCAGTTCAGGCTGGTGATGTTCACCTGATTCGTCCCGATCAGCACGATAAGCCCTTCTGCCATCGTCTTCACGGCTCTAATAATCGCCGCTTTTGCCCATGCTTTCCAGACCATTTTTTACACCTCCTTGTTCTTGTGCGATGATCTGATCAAAAATTCATTAATCTCTTTCTGGATCTCCGTCGTGTCTCCATTGGCCCCGCATTCTCTGAGGCCGTTGATGCAGGCCAGGATCCCCTTCATGATCAAGGCCCGCTCCTCGGCGGATTCCTCGTGGATGGCTTTCGCCTGTCTCTGCCAGCGCTCGAACTCGTTCAGTCTCCTATAGTCGCGATCCAGTTTCTGGTTGACCTCCGTTAGCGTGCTTTCGATGTTTTCGATCCTGCCCGCCAGCGTCGTGTCCGTCTCTTCCATCTGTTGGGCCCTCAACGCCCCTGACGTCATCCTCTTCTTGAACTCCGGCCACTCTTTGTAAGCAAAGTAGGCCACCAGCAGCAGGATAATGACCCATATCCCCACCTGCTGCGGCGTCACAAGTTCGGCCAATTTCTCCATCATGATCCGTTCCTCCTCCCGCATCTAACATAAACCGGAGCTGCACTTCCTCTATGACTCTTGTCATGAGGCCGCACAGCTCCGGCACAGTCAGCTTGGCGATATCACTTTCCAGCTCCAACAATGTCATCGTACTCCTCCTGGGTCAGCTTGCCTTCCTCAAACAGCCTGTCGATCATGGGCCGGTTCCACTTGTCCGGGTAGTACGCCTTCGCCAACTTATACCATCTGCTCATCTTCCTGCTCCTCCTCATCGTCCAGGATCTCCGGATAGTCCAGGACCCCGATGTACTCCAGCTTCGCTTTTAGATTCGCGTTCTCCGCTCTCAGCTTTTTGTTTTCCCTTTCGGCCTTTGCCAGCCTTTCTTCTGGCGTTACTATCAGACCCATAAAGATACCTCCTCTTTCTCTTGTACTTAGGATACTCCCGGAATGTCGCAGTATAGAACCGATCCATCTCCCGGATCGGTGCGTCGCCTGCGTACTCCGCATTCGCTATCCAACTCTGGTAGTGTGTTCTGACCTCTTCCATCGTGCGAATTCCCGCACCGACTGCACGTTTCATTCCTTTGAGCGTCTTCCGTTCCTCCGCCAGCGCTTTCGGATGTAGACGTATGACGATCTTCCCGGTGCGACTCATGATGAACCGCTTCCTCAGGAAATAAAAACCGTGCTCCACTTTGAACACTCCGGCTTTATCTGTCATTTCTAACCCCCGGCCCTCCAGATGCTCCCGCACCACTCCTCTTGCATGCTCCACGGCCTCACGGTCATGGCTCAGGATCAGGAAATCGTCGTTGTATCGGATGTATTCATTGCAGATGCATTTCACCTCATGGTCGAGCCTGTTCAACATGGCTACCTGGTGGAGCTGGTTGATAGGCGATCCCAGCCCGGTGCCCCGTTCTCCGAACGGATCCGCTGCGATTACATCCGGCGCTCTTTCATCTTTGGAACTCTTAACGATATCATCCAGGTGCGGCAGGAAGCGTTTGTCTGTTATCACTTCCTCGTCCATCTCTATGATCTGGCTATGCGGCGTAGACGGAAAGTATCTCCGGATGTCCAGATGCACGCCGTATACCGGTGCTCCCGGGGCTTTTCTGTGCAGCTTCTGAAGCATCTTGACCACATGGCGGATGGCCATGTCCGTACCCTTCCCCTTCTGGCAGGCAATGTTATCCGCTATGAACGGACGCGTCAGGTCATCGTAGACACCGTTGGCCAGCATGGAACTCTGCCAGACTCGATCCCGGAACCACGGTGCTGTGGCCACCCGCTTCTTCGGCCGGTAGACCATCACCTTCGTCCCAGGTCTTGCCTTGTACCTCCCCGCCACCAGATCATCTCGCAGCCTCTTGCAGGCGGACAGGCGATGGACATTGTACTCCACCGGCCCAGACTTGTTTGAGACGCCTCTCCTGCATCTCCTTGCCGCCTTGCACAATTCGTTTAATGATATCGCTTCATCAAAACCCACTTCTCTCCTTTCGCGGCCGGCACCTAGCGGGCCGCGGCCACCACTGCTCATAGCGGGATCCCCGAAGAACCCCGCGTCATACCCTGCCCTCTCCGGCCCTGGCAACACGTTCCAGCCTACTGTCTGCGTGGTCTCTTTTTGCCTTTCGGTCAGGAAACCGGTCCCCTGTGTGAGTGCTTTGCTTTCGACGTTTCCGCTTACTTGTCTCTCACGATCTCACGGTCGGCGCCGACCCCGTTCGTGTTGTTCGCGTTGTTGTTGTTGAGTGCCCCCGACGGGTTGCTGTTGCGCTCGTTGTTCGCGTTCGACGGGTTGGGCGACCGAACCCGGCCACCTACTCCAACGGGGGTCAATTCGACCTGCTCCCTTATATCTCCCGGGATGCTCCCGGCGATATGCAATTTGTCATCCTGATTCAGCGGCCCGAACTTTTGCTCATACCGCTTCTCGTCTTTGTTCATCCAGCCCTGCACGACCTTCAGCGTCTTGTTGTACTGTCCTGCCCACGTGTCCAGGTAGTCAGCATTCAGATCCAGCACATCCAGGGCCAAAGTCATTTTCCGATCTGTAGCTTTCAGGAAGGCGATGGCTAGCGTCTGGAATTTATGTCGTTCCACAAATTCTTCATGGCTCTTCACCTTGATCTCGTTAGCTATACCTATAGCGGTGTGGTAGTCGTTGATCAAATCTGCGATTTTCTGCCCGGCCACCTTCCACATCCTTTTCGGGATTACCTTCTCACGCGTGATTGCCCGAAGGGTTTCCCGCGTGATATTGTCCGTCTCCCTCTCTACCGCCGTCTTTTCGGTCGGTCTTATCTTGTCTCTTTCTCTTGGCATATCATCGCTCCAGCCCGGGGAGCACGCCTGTCGGCTGCACTCCCTCGGGCATTTAGATGTCAGATTAGCCCGCTACCAGGCCGGCGCCGACCCCGCTCGTGTCGTTCGCGCGGTTGTTGTAGAGTGCCCCCGACGGGTTGCAGCTGCGCTCGTAGCCCGCGTCCGACGGGAGGGGCGACCGATGCCAGTAGTACCTCGGCGTTCCGCCTGCGTCACACATTATGCGGTCGTCATTTGTGGCTCCTACATAGAGATCCCAGGCTGCAGTTGTGGCTAGGGTCCCATCTGCGTTTGCGGCAGTTTCTGAGATGCTGTTATTCTGTCCGTAAGCCAACTCTGTCATGGACGGCAGGAAGACGGTCTCCTCCAGATCTTCATAGCCGTATCCATCAGCGATGCACTTCGCCGTCCTCTTTCTTACCGGCTGTATGATCTCCCGGAACGCCGGATCCAGCCCGTGCAGGAATCCAGGCAATGTCGATCTGACCGGCATGTCGAACTCGTCCGACGCATACCACCATGATGCGATAGCTCCTGCTGATGCCCCTGGCGCATCAGATCTCAGCCACTTCCTGTTTGCTGAATGCAACCAGCGATTCGATCCGTACACATTTCGCTCCGTGTAGTTGATATAGTCTGTCGTCCTGTACTGCGGGTCGTTTGCTGTAGCCGTGCCCAAAGATGTCCCTCCGGAACCCTCTGTGCATACGATCCCACTCTCGATGACATTGTAACTTGCATCGTAGGTCGTGAATGTGCCTGCTGTGATCTGAGCCTTGCTATATCCACCACTCTGCCAGGCGCCCATCGAGCTGTGACGGATTCCACCTCCTGCAGGTATCGGCTGTGTGGTCGTGAACTGGTATGTCCCGTCCTGGGCTGTTCCTCCTCCATACGAGGCGTGATCCAGCGTTATGTTGTATGTCCCGGCCGGCAGCGCCTCTCTTACAGACACCAGCTTCTGCGCTGCACAAAACGGAATCGATCCGTACAGCAGCAGCGTGGATGTCCAGAAGGAAATAGAGTTCTTCAGGCTCTTGTTGACCGGCACGTCGTAGTTGATCCCCACCGCAGTGAACTCGATTTTGTCCGCCTGCACATGCACCACGACCATGTCGTGCTCATTCGGCGTACCTGTGACCTGTATGCCGTACAATGACAGTTCCACCTCGTGTCCTTCGTGCAGCCACGCTGCTCCGTCGAACGTGAACTCATATGCCGCCGTGCCAGCGTGGCCTACAGCGGATATAAACGTGTCCTCGTCCACTGTTGCTGCCGTGATTCCGCCCACGATAGTAGTGGAGACGCTGGATTCTTTGTCCACTTGGATCTTGGACCCCACCGGGCATATCTGTTCGATCTGCCCGCTCCTGATGTACTGCTGGAACTCCGGCCAGCTTCGCGGCGGATCATATGCTCCCATCTTATTGGCCACGCGCATGGTGGCGTCCGCGTTAGATTCCATGGCCGCGGCAAGGCGCTCTGCCGTGCTCTCTGTGATCATATCGATGCGAAAAGTTTCTCCTGCCATCTTACTCCTCCTCTGTGAATATGAGCGATACCGAGTTATCCGGATTTACCGCGAACACGGCGTTACCGGCCACATGAAATACCGACGCTGCCTGCGCGGCATACTGTGCTGCTTCCTGTGCGGCCTGCACTGCTGCTGCGGCCTGTGCGGCGGCTGCCACCACCTGCTGCGCCGCCTGCGTCACCTTCTCAGCAGCAGACGCTTCCGATCCCGCTGCTCTCGTGGCGCTATTCATCGTTTCTGCCTGGATTCGTCTTGCAGTCTCCAGGTAATCAGCGTATGGATCCGGCCCAGGCCCCTGATCCATGCTCCTGTCTGTGGTCGTGATAAACACCTCTGTCTTTTTTACCACCTCATCCACCACATAGAGCAGCTGCGCCTGCCCCTCGCCTGATCTTGCTGTGTCAGCTGCATCAAACAGCCACTTCGCTACGCCCTCTACAATCGGCAACGTCTTGAAGTACGTTGCTTCGTCTCCCTGACGACGTATGTACATGTATGCAAGCCCCGCGCCGTATTCTTCAATCCATGTCGAGATATCAAATTCTACGCCTTCGGCATCATTCTCTCCCTGTACACCAAGATAGATCGTCGTGGCCCTCTTTGTTACATCGATTCTCATCAGCGACATTTTCTCCTCCTCTCGTTACTGTAGATTACACTGTTCCTCCATATGCTCCACTCTTGATATACCAGGCGGTCACGGTTACGGTTACAGATGGTAGATTATCGCCACTGCGATTTTTGATTGTAACCGTAACTTTGTTATCGCTGATGTTTGTAGCGAATTGGCCAAGTTGACATGCATGCGGATGGTTGTTGCTGATGCTGGCCACGCCTACCATCGTATAATCTGGTATTGCACCAATTGGCACCTCCATCGTCGATCCATCTCCAGCGTTTAGCGACACTGTTTTGCTGCCTGTTTTTCTCTTTATAAGATCATTGCAATCAATATATTTCGACCCGTTAAATCTTATCTGACCATTATTGTTGATGAAATCTATTGTTCCATTCCGCAAATCCACATACGCGTATGCTCCGGTGTTTGTGTTCCTTGTTGCTAAGGTCACCGCAGATTTCGACCCGACCCCTATATATGCCTGCCTCGTCCCGTCACTGCTTTTGGACTCCATCCCCATCCCTGACCCAGTGTCTGTCCCCACCGGGTCACTGTTACAGAATATCTCCGCATACTTTACGCTTCCCCGGTAGAATCCCATACCTGCAGATGGATCCACTCTTGTGTTGCAGTTTGTTCCGCTTGTCTTCCCAATCACTGGCAAATCCCCAAAACTCGCGACTTCTTCACCGCCCTTGACGACTTGCATCCCGTTCGCGTTAACCCTTGAGTAGTTGGTCGACGGGTTGTTCTCTGCATGCACAGTTACTCCATTCCCGTCAATTGCAGTGATGTACTTTGATGCGGTCTTTGCTGCCTCTGCCACCGATGCGTTGCTGGCCTTACCGTTCAGCACTTCCTGCAACGTCATTGCTCCAATGATCAGCGCTGCCGCGTTGATGTGCCCGGCATCTATATACCCTCCTGTCAGTTTCCCGACATCTACTGTGCTTATCTTGGCGTCATTGATCGCCGCATTCGCAATCTTCGCATTCGTGATGGATGCATCCTCAATCGCCTCACTTCCAAACTCTTCTTTCATCCAAGCTGATCCATCCCATTTGTGCATGGCGAATCCATTGGCTGCATCAAACCATATGTCACCGGTCTTATATGTCCCTCCAGACGGCTCCTGGCTTGCGTGGTACACAGTGTTTTTTCCATTCGCCGTTTCCATGGCTATCTCTGTGTTCTGCTCATTCTCCCTAACCTTGATCTTCAGTCCTGACGCATCCTGCTCAATCATTCCAAGCCTTTTCGCGGCTCCCTGCACGGCATCCAACGCTTTGTTCGCCTTCTTATCATCTGTCGGTGGTGCGGTAGCATTCCCCGTCAGCCACGCCCGTCCTCCTGCTACCCTGACCATCACCTTGTCTCCTGCTGCCGCATACATGGTCAGCTTCACCGGCGTCTCATCAACGCCTCCCGGAATATGCACCCATGCCGTCCCTCCGTCCACCCTCTTCACGTCGGCCACGGAATCATACGGCTGTGTTCCCTTCTCGCTTCTTAGTATGCTCCTTATCGCTCTGGTCATCCTGTTCATGTCCATGCACGCACCTCCTCTGAGACTCCGGCTCCTCCGCCAAGCTCTATGCTCTGCGAGCTCACGTAGTAGACGCCTTCCAGCTGCGCCCTCGGATAGTGCAGCCTCACCAGGTCCGTTACCGTCACTTCCGGCTCGAACCGTCTTTTGTACGAAATCTTCTCTCTTGTCTGCTGCTCTTCCCGCAGCCTTCTCATTGCGTAATCCGCCACTGTTTCTCCGTCGTGCATGTCACAGCTTGTTTCTTCTTTCCATATCTCCCGGCCCCTGGCTTCCGTGCTCAGGGCGCTATCCTCTGCATCGTCCCTTGCCACAGCCATCATATCGTCTGACACCGCACGGAACACGTTCGGACAGTCGAACCAGTCCTGCTCGATCTTGATCGATGGTTCCACGATATCCGCGCCGGCACCGAATGTATACACAGGCTCCGTCGCTTTTTCACATATTACGATCTCGCCCATTCCTGTGATCCTCAGTCTCCACCCGATAGCGTCCAGCACTTTGTCCGCCATCGACAGCCTTGTCTCTCCGTCCTCTGCAATGATCGCCTGCTGCAGCGCGGGCGATTCTCCTTCGATTATGACCGGGGCCGGCGTGACCGCCAGCAGCCTCTTCACCAGCTCCGCTCCGTTTGCTCCGGATGGCGCATACCATCCTCTCTGCATAAGTACATCGTCTGCAGGCTTCAGTACAGAGTAGCACTCCAGCGGAGTCTGCACTCTTGCTCCGTCGATTTCTTTTCCCGGAGCAATGGCCAGTCCCGTGAACAAAGCCTCTCTCCCAGCTGTTCCTGCCTGCTTTGCATGGATCCATACTCTGATCCACCTCTCCCGATTCCTCTCGAACTCCCTGCAGCTGATGTCCGCAGATTCCCTTAGACCTTCATCTGTTTTGGAAATGCTTCCGCCTGTGATCCTCACCTCATCCACATCTCTCCACGATTCCGGATCTACTATGGCCATGTGGCACGATGCGCTAAACCCCTTTGTCCAATCCATCAGAACCATTCCTCCAGTCTTATTCCGTCAAGCCCCTCCGGATCGACCCTCTTAATCGTGACCGAAAAGGCCGACATTCTGTGCGCTTCTGAGTGCTTCATGTCCTGCTGGACCTGTACGTCCGCCGCGAAGCTCGATCCGTCCAGCGTCCTTACGTGACAAATCCCAGGGTAGACTGCCAGCCTCCTGAACGCCCTGATCGTCTCTTCGTCTTCCGTCAAGACCACCGTGCTTATAGTTGTCTCTCTCCTAACTGCAGGGTTCCAGTCTCCCTGGACACTCCCGTCCAGATAGTCTGTCTCCTGGAAGTCTTTTCCCCACTTGTTCGACAGATCGACGTTGTAGGTAAACGCCACTCTCTGCCCGTCGAAGTCTATGACATTCTCGTTGAGTTCCAGAACATCATATGCGTCTTCTCCAAGATCGATCCATGCAGGCCTCTGGTCTTCCGTGATATAGTCGCCGTTCGCCGTCCGGAATACCACTCTGTGTCCACCCCGGTCCCCAATGGTCGGATATGGATCCACATAGGTCTTCCCCAGCTCTCCGCCCCTTACAATCAGCTCTGGCCTATCCATGGACAGCCTGTAGATGTCGCACGTATCTGTGTCGATTGCACCCTCCGGAGCCAGGAGCTCTATCATCGCCACATAGTTGTCCTGATCCACTCTAGCCAGCGCCCGCGGCATAATCGCCTGGTGGCTCCAGTGCACCTCGAACCCCAATTCTGTAGTTGCCGTTTGCCCCAGGCCGTCCTTCACTGTGACGCTGATTTTGTAGTTTGCTCCATCGTCCAGCGCGAGGATCAATTCCCCTGCTGAGATCACCACTTCACCTTCGCCGCTAACCGTTTTCTTGGCGATTGTCTCTCCATCGAATCCGTCCAGCTCCGTTTCGTCCGGGCGGCGCATGTGATAATTTCCCACACGCTCAATCGCCACTATTGTCGTTCCCCCGGCTCCCGCTCCCTGCGTGACCACGGTGAGCGGCATCTGCGTGAGGGACAAAGCCTGCCTCTCTTCGCCTGCCTCGACCACCGTTACCGTCTCCAGGGATGTGGATAGGATGCTTGCAGTCACCTGTTCTGCAACCGTTACGGCCACCGGTGCGCTCCATGCGTCTGACATCTTCCCCGCGGAAGACATTACTCTCACGCAGAGCTGGTGCGTCTCTCCTGCGCTCCATCCTGCGTCCTTCGCGCTGATTTCCAGATGTTGCATCGTCTCCGTGTGGGCGACAATCCGGCCGTATGAGATTCCCTGTTCTGTGACCACTGCCTCGCAGATCTCTGCATAGGTCTGTGTCGTCCCATCTTCTGCAGAAAAGGCCCATGACGCTGTGACTGTCCCGTTCACCGGAATCACTCCCTCGGATAGGGCTAGGACCGGCGTGATCGGCGTTGTTGCTAAATCCACCTGCACGGTGTTTGACCATGGGCCCGCAACCGCATTGTCTCCCGAAGTCTCGTTCAGCAGTCTGACGCGGACGTACCACGTCTTCCCTGTCTCCAGCCCCGCGATCTTCCAACGCGAAGCATGTAGCCCGCTTATCGTGTATGACTCCGGCTCATCCGTTGATTCCCATGCATCATCATGATCGGCCCACGAAAGCTCCGCGCCGTTGGCTCTATCCCACGACCAATTCCAACCCACCTGCACGACGCCTTCTTTGTCCGTCGCCACGACCGTCACGCCCGTTGGCGCCTTCGGGACAGCCCCCCCGTCCCACTCAGTGCTCGCAGACCTCATCCGTGCTGTGACGTTGTACGCAGTCACTCCATCTGATCTTGATACTCTCTGGTAGCTCCCCACCGCGGCGTACACGCCGAACGAGATTCCCTCGCTTGCCGCCCATGCAGGGCATGTCACCATGACACTTTGCTGCCCCGGAGGAATGATCCCTACTATGACATCCCTCTGTCCTGGTCTGTCAGTCCTGAAGACCACAGCGAGGAAAGCATCCGGAATGTCTGAATTGTTTTGCGCGCTTATGGTTGCCCTGCGCGTCACTACATCTACACCCGTCACAGACAATCCTGATGGATCCTTTACATTCCCCGCAAGGCACAGCGTAGCCTCTCCTCGCACCGTGCTTGTATCATGCGTCGTATTAACTCGGACAAATAGGCACTGGTCTTCCTCCAGTCTCCCGTCCACCAATATTACTGCAGTATCTTTGCCTTTTGTGTCTGCGGATACTTTGCCGTCCTGCCAATTGTCATCCGCCGGACAGATCATCCCTGCTTCCGGAACTGCCATTCTGTACTGCACCGTTGTCTTGTCTATCGGGTTTGAGCGCGGCTGCGCCGCCTCCCATACCACTTCGATCTTATATCCGCCGGCGATCGGGCTCGTTTTTGGCACGCCCTTTATCTTTGCCTGACGCGGATCTGCGTACACATGTTTGTCATACACCCATGTACTCTCGCCTGCCGGCCCTCTTGCCTTTGCCCGGAACCATCTTGTGTATGATCCCTTAGCCAGAGTCTCCGTCTCTTCCGTTATTACCACGGTGTTTGTTCCGCTTAGCGTTCCTGTTTTCCACGAGTTCCCGCTCTTTTGCTTCCACGTCAGCTTCGACCCGTTTTTCTCTGTGCAGTCCTTTACCAGCATTGACTGGTAGACTATATCTGTAAACATCTTTTCCGACGATTGTGATATTGATACTGTGACAGAGAAGCTGCTCCTGTTCGACAGTGTATCATCCAGTGCCGCCACCACCTTTGGCGCGTCCGGCACTTTGATTTTGAACTCCTCGTCCTCCCAGTCAGACCAGCCTGGATTCACCTTCACTGTTTTCTGCTTCTTCTTCCCATTTTTCTTGACAGTTTGTGTTATGCTGTATTCTTTCCTGTTTCCGCGGACACGCATCTTCACACTTGCAAGTTTCGGCTTCCCTGCATGTGGAAAATAGTCCGAAGCCGAAATCGTGTGGTGCTCCGACGTCACCCTCGCCCCCTCATTCTTCGCTCTGCTCCACGCATCGCTTTTGCTTGCCCTGTTCAACATGTAAGAGAACTGCTGCCCATTTCCATAGTCCGTATCCCCAAGCTTCCATGTCAGTGTAAATCTGTTTCCTTGCCTGGCAATTTTTAGACCTGTTGGTTTCTTTGTTTTTGACATTATGCCATCCTCATATCCATCTTGAGCTTACGGATAAACCTTTCTGCAAATTGCTCCGGATTCTCCGCGCCGTCTACCGTGACATAGTTTGTAATGGTCACCTGTTGCTCTCTGCCGTGGTCGCCGGCGACTGCCTTGGTGATATCTCTCATGAGCGCCTGCCTGCCATACATGATCTCATCTCCCGCTTCTCCCGCTCCGAACAGCGTAGCGTTCTGGAACATGTACGGCTGGTTCATAGCTTTCTTGTACCAGCTTACGCTGAAGTGCGGCAGGGAGCCTTTCCCATCTATACCGTATGGTGCTGATCCGCCCGACACACTGATATGCGGCAACTGTAGCCCACTAAATATCTTCCCGATATGCAGCGGGAATAGGCCCTTGATTTTGCTCAGCACTTTCGACACCATGGACTTTGCCGACTCTATCGGCTTTGTCATTGCCGACTTGACCGCGTTGAACGCATTTCTTACCTTTCCTGCAATACTGCTGAAGTTGAATGCCGCTTTGATCTTGTTCACGATGGCTTTCACCTTGGCAACCACTGATCTTATAGGCGATGTGACCGCTGATGCCACCTTGCTTGCTGCCGCCTTTACCACAGACAAAGCTACTGTTCCGATGCCTTTTGCAAGACTTGCCGCAAGCGTGAACCCCGCCCTTAAAACCATCGGCGCATACTTCAGTATCGCCTTGACTATGGTCAGCGCCAGATTTCCGGCCGCTGCCAGGATGGCCGGCATATTGTCGGCTATCCCCTGCGCCAGCTGGCTGATCATCTGCTTCCCTTCGCTCACCATGACCGGCAGATTCTTTTCCATCATCGAGACAAGCTGTGTTATCATCTTTCCTGCGCTGTTCAGCAAGGCCGGGATGTTGCTTACAACTCCGGTCACTATGTTGACGATGATTTCTCTCCCCTTCGACAGAAGCGACGGGAGGCGTGCCGTGATCCCGCTCAACAGGCCCTGCAGGATCTCCGGTGCCGCCGCCGTGAATTTGGGCGCCCCCGACTTCAATCCCGACACCAGACCGTCGATCAGAGATTGGCCGCTTTTTATAAACCTCGGCAGTCCTGTCTGCACGAGCGCCGAAATCGCCTCTGGCAACGATGTTATCACGTTCCCTATAGCAGGAATCAGATTGTCGAACAAAAACGTCCCTGCGGTCTCTGCAAGCCCCACCATGGCCGGCCCGATGTTCCGTCCCAGTGCCAGGTCTCCCAGAAAGTTTGATGCTGCAGCTTTCATCGCTGCGAATGATCCGGACAATGTCGTCGAAGCTTCCTTGGCGGATGTTCCTGCAATCCCCAGCTCTCCCTGCATAACGTGGATTGCTTCGTACACGTCCTTCAGGTTGTTTATGTCGTACTTCTTTCCGGTCAGCTTTTCCGCGTCTGTCAGCAATCTCTGCATTTCAGTTTTTGTTCCGCCGTAACCGAGCTTCAGGTTGTCGAGCATTGTGTAGTTCTGCTTGGCGAATCCCTGGTATGCGTTCTGGATGTCCTGGATGTTGCTACCCATCTTGTTAGCGTTGTCCGACATGTCTATGATGGCCATGTTCGCCGCCTTGGCCGCCTTCTGCGTGTTTCCACCCGTGGACTGCAGCAGGCTTGCCGAGAAGGACGTCGCCTGTTCCATGTATGTGTTCGCCGAGATACCCGCCGTCTTGAATGCTTTGTCCGCATTGGCGATCATCTTGTCCGCGCTCTTCCCGAACAGAGTCTCTATCCCGCCTATCGACTGCTCCAGATTCGCGCCCTCTGTCAGAGACTTCCCCAGGGCAGCTCCTACGGCGGCGGCTCCGATCACCTTCTTCACTCCGGATGTGATCAGGCCGCCTGCTTTCGTTCCGGCCGCGTTCGCTTCCGGATTCAGCACATTCTGGATTGACCCGCTGATTCCTCTGGCCGATGGTACGATTTGTACATATGCACTTCCTAATGTCGGCATACTCTATCCTCCTATGAGCTTCCGGCGGGCTGCCTCGAACTCCTCCGGCGTGTCGTATCCCCGCACAGATGTTCTATCTCCGCTCCCATCTCCGTTCAGCAGATTGACCACCTTCTTTGGTTCTTCTCCCTTGCCTCCGCTGATGGCCCATATATACTCATGGAAGAGGTCGAATATCATAGCCATAATTAGCTCCTGTCTGGATATCCGGTCTCCTCGCATTTTTTTCTTAATTCTCGAATCTTCCCCCAAGCCCTTGGCCAATATCGCTGCCAGATGTGCCGGCAGCGATTTATAGTCCAAAATATGATAGATTTCAGCGAAGTCGCATACGAGTTCCTCTTCACCGATCGCTATCATATGGGCGAGGGCACTCAGTTTTTTACTTCATCTCCCGTGGTCTCAAACATTTCCGAGACCGCATCCTGGATTGCTTCGATCGGCACCCTTCCGTCTTCGCTCTCGTAATGTTTATACATGCGCTCTTTCTGCTCCTCTCCGAGCATCTTGTTCAGGATCCCTGTTAACGCCAGCATGCTCCCGTTATCCGCTTCTGCCAATGATTCCACAAAACGCATATCGTTGAGCTTTGTCTCATCGAACTCAAACGCGAACCCGGCTTTTGTCGTACCCTTGATCATACTTCCTCCTTGACGTTACTCTTCAGCGACTTTCTTGATGTACTCTCTGTGTGTGTCGCCATCCCACTCGGCATACGGATACGCTGTCATTGTCGCGTTATATCCTACCTCCTCGTCGTCCTTGTAGACCACATCTTCCAGCTCTGTGACCTGCGCATCAGGGATTACTATCCTCTTCACACAGTTGTCGTTCAAGATCATTTCTACCACCCATGCGTAGTGATCCAGCTCTGCAGCGTTTTCCTTGATTGTGATCCCTTCCGCAATTGTTCCGGACACATTGTTCTCCCCATGGACTACTTTCAGCGTCTCCACATTCATTACTTCGATGAATGTCATTTTGAAACTGTCTGTCTTGCTGGTCTGCGGTTTGAGCACCACGTCGCCGCCCCATGCTTTGATCTCTCCGGTCTCTCTGGTCTTCGAATTTGTAACACCATCTTCACTGATGTACCCTGCGTCCCCGAATGCCGCATCCAGCTCAGATGTTGCATCTGCCGGAAGCGTCGTTCCCAGTGGAGCCTTGAACACAGCGCCACCTACTTTTGGCTTCCCTACCGTCACTTTCTTTGCGTCTACAGACATTCCTCTCTACCTCCTTTTCAGTAGTGCACCAGGTCATAGACCGCCTGATACCTGTACTCTTTTGTTTTCGTGTCCGTGAAGTTATAATCGGTGTTTAGCTTCACCTTCCCGACCTCCGGCATGGCCACCAATCCTTTCATGACCGTCTTCACTGCCTCATTGAGACTGGCCGCGTCATACATGCTGCCTGCATAGGACTGGATCGCCAGCGTTGCCCGGTAGATGCAATTTCCCTCCGATGAACCTGTCTTTTCCAGGAGCACATACTCCTCCGGCAGCTCCTCTGTCTTCGGCTTCTCCATCCAGACCGGCACGTCCAGAGCGTCCGCCAGGTAGTCTTTCACGGTTTTCTCAATCATGCTCCGCCTCCTGTCGCTTTCAGGAGCGTGTTGTTCCTTGCGTTCTCTCGCCTTGCCTCCGGTGTAGCGGCGCGGACGGAGGCATTCACTCTCGCGCTCCCTGTGTAGGTCGTCACTTCGTACCCCGGCCCGCATCTCCCTGCTATGGCGTTTGCGTGTTCCGTGCACACGGCTTCCATTTGCGCACTCTGCAGGAGTTCTCTCACGCCGGCATGGTTTAACTCAAATTTCATGTTACTCATATCGCTCCACCTTCACTTTCGCATTCCAGGAGAGCGGAATCATGTCCTCGATCCCGTATACCGGCATATCGAATGTTCTGAACATCTGGCCGAAGAATGCCACCTTCTTATTCCTCCAGTCGTGCGTGTCTCCCTTCGGGATCGCCAGCGTGTACACTGACTTTTTCCCATACAGGTTCTGGTCCGTGATAATGTCCTCGGATGACGTCGGGGCTACCAGCACATTCTCCACCTCTACCGGCACTTCTTCATAGACCGGCGCTCCAAACGGATCCACTCCTGTCTTGACCTCTTCAAAGAGAGTCACCGTTATTCCCTTGATCATTCCCATACGGATCCATCACTCCATATCTCTGCCGCCTGATACCCAGGCGAGATAACTCCGACTTCTTGATGAAAAGACCGCCACCCGGCACCAGGTATGTCCCCGATACCGAGTAGCCGAGAGCGGACTCCGTAACCTGACTCATCGGTTCCGAGTCCGTCGATGTCATGAGCGTCCTTGCCACTACGTCAACCGTCACAGACTTTGCGATCTCAGCCAGATCTTCGTCTCCCTCGATCATCTCATCGAGATCCTTGCCGACCTTCCTGGCCTCCACTCTGAGACTCGCAGAGACGGTCTTCAGCAGTCTTCCCGCTCTCCCCTTCTCCTCTGTCGTCATGGATCTCCACATCGTTTCCAGGTCTTCTATAGTGGCATATACCATCATTCCTTCTTCCTCCCAGACAAAGCCTTGTCTTTTGTCTTTCCCTTTTCTTCCGGCTTATCTGCCGGCTCCCAGGGGCCGCCGCTGACCTCACACTCGATCTCAATGACGGTCCCTGTTTTCGTGTTGATGTACTTCATTGCCGGACTCCATTTCTGTCCTTATGCAAGGATCCTTGCGAATGCGGTCGGAATCAGGATGCCCCATCCCAGGAATGCCTCGCACCGGACATAAATTTCGTTGTATCCCTGCAGGTCTCTTCCGGAATTGTCCGGATCACCGTATTCGATGATCTTCATCGGTATTTCCTTGGAATAGCCCCACTTGAAAGCATCCTGGAAGTCTCCTACGATAGCGAGGTCTGTGGCCACCTCCGTTGACGTACTTCCGGACACTTGCGTCTTGGTCTTCCCAACGGTGGAGTTGACCTGAACCGGCAGCCCGTTAATAGTTCCCGGCGCAGATCCCCACGCCAGCTCCGGGTACATCTTCTGCCCGCTCTGCAGCGTCATCGCCGCCAGAGCAGAGCGGAATGCGGGCGCCATCGCCAGCCCGGACACATCCTCTTCGTTGCCCTGAACCAGTGCGATTGCAGCCTCTACCTTTGCATCCGGTGTGGCGGACCCTCCTGCCGCCACCGTCTGTGTAACTGCCAAATCGAAGCAGTTGTTCCCTATCAGGGTTGTTGCTGCCTGATTGGTTCTCGGGTTCACCCCGTGGATGGCCATCAGATCCAGCCCTCTTGCCACCTTCTTCGCAAAACCTTCGTTGAAATTCTTCAGGATGTCGATCTGCTCCTCTTCCTCGGCGAACAGGAACTCCTGCGACAGTCTTGCACCGTACTCCACCTTCAGCGGTACGATTGTGACCGGGTTCAGGCCGATCGATCCTCTGGACTTGGCTCCTCCTTCTGCCACCAGATCCACCTCATCGTCCATGGTGAAGGTAAACTCCTTCTGCCCGTTGAACGGGATAGGCGACTGGCCGCTCAGTGCTGCCAGAGCAGACTTCCCCTTTACTCTGTCGATCAGGTCCTTTACCAGCACCGGATCAAATAACGTTCCCTTGTTCATGATATCTGGCATTATTCTTCTCCTTTCAGTCCTGCAAGCATTTTTTTGTATGCTGCGTCCGTATTTTTTCCTCCGCCAGTCTCCGTATCTTTCAACGGTGCCGGCGGCTTATCTCCAATTATTGCCTTCAGGCTTTCTGCGCTCTTTTTCAGCGCCTCCGGATCGTCGCCTTTCAGGTAATCTGCCGCATCCTCCGGCAGTCCTGCTTCATGGGCTATTCTCTTTTTTACCGAGTCGGTCTCGTACCCTTTGATTTTGGCGTCACGCTCTGCTATGGCGGCGTCCTTCTCGGACATCGTCTTCTGTACGTCCGACAGTTTCCCATTTGCCGCGTCCAGTTCTTCCTTGTGTTTGTTCCTGATCTCTTCCAGATCTTCCGGTGAAGTGTACTTCTCATACTTCTTCGCCTCCCTCGCAAGTCTTTCCTGTACAGCTTTGTCGAACTCTTCCTGCGTGTTGATTGGTGTGAATGCCATGTCGGCTCCTTTCTCCCGCTTAACCCGGCGGTATCGGTAAAATTTGTATTATAAAAGCACCTCCCCATTGAGATGCTTCAATAACTGATTCTTTGCACTTTTGCTTCTTTGGTTTCCCTGGCCAGCCAGTGGGCGATGGCCACGCTGTCCAGCAAGCTTATGTCTATTCCTTCTTTGAGGGCTTTGTACCCAAATCCTCCGTTGGATCCTATCGCCCGCTTCTCGCAGTTCGCCACGGCCTGCGTCAGTGCCGGCTGCCCCATGTGGCAGATCGTCTCCTCGTAGATCGCCTGCTCAAACGCTGCGTTTATCACAATGATTTCCCGGACCGTCGGCATGATCGGCACTTTCAGCCCCGCGTCCTTCATTTCACCGGCCAACAGATTCTGTCCGTTTGCACCGTCCACCGCAACCTTCCGTACATCTGCCGCTTTCAGGAATGCAATGATCCATGCCGCTCCCGATCTTGTAGACCTGCAATCAATCGCCTCCACAAAGATTTGTCCATCGCTGGTTTTCACTGCGATGGACATGGCCACGTTTTCTCCGTTCTTTCCGTACTTGATGCCTACAAACAGCTTCCCCTGCAGTTTTGGGAGGCGCGGCCGCTTTAGCTGCAGCCACTCTTCCTCACTTATGGCTGACTTGAGATTGTACCTGGTCCAGTATCCCAGACGCTGGATGTTGAAGTCGTCATCATTGTCTCCTACTTCGTCCAGGATCGCACGCTCTTTCAGGTGATACCCGAGCGACGGATTGGTTTCGTACCACGCATCCTTGTTGCGCGGGTTCACCGGCTCATCCACCGACCACTCCGCCCATCCTGTGTTCACGTTCTCACCTGCCAGTGTAGCACCTCGCATTTTCACGAAGACCGTGCCCGTACTCACCGCCGTCGGCGGCGTGCCGCAGAATATAGTCTGCGGATTCTCACTGTCCGTCACCGTGTACTTAAGCGCAGTTTCGTGGGAGTCCTGATACTCCTGGGCCTCGTCGATGACTAAGAGGTCATAGCCTGCACCAAGACCCCCTGTGGATGTCCTGGTACGGAACTCCGCCCGGCCTCCGCCTTCTACCTCCAGGTGCTCCTTCCCGTATGCGCGGTACTGCGATTTGATCTCTATTTTTGCGTCTTCCAGAAGGCGCTGCAGACGCTCCCATGCCTTGTGCGATGTGTCCGTCCTGTGCGCAGTGTGGAGGATCTGCTCTCCACGTTTCAGCCCCTCCAGCTCCCGGATGGCCACGATCTCGTTCTTGCCGTTTCTGCGCGGCACCGAATATCCGAATTTACTGTGCACCCACTGGCCCTCATCATTTACGGCCATCATATCGAATACCATCAGCTCCTGCCAAGGCATCGCTTCTCTTCCGGTCGCTCGATATAGATCTATCGCTCTCTGCCCCATAGTTTCCTTGTATGGCAATATGTGCGACAGCGTCGGTGTCTGTCTGCCCTTCCTTGTCTCCTTCTTTGTCATGGACTCATGCTCCACCTCTTCATTTCGACAGTAATTTCCACTTTCCTATTGATTTTTTTTAATATTTTTATATAATATAGGTGAGGGAATGCCCCCGGGCCGGATGGCTTGGGTTGCGCCCTCACTTTTTTATTCTGATGATGTCGATGATATCATCCTTTTCTCTGATAATGATGTCCAGCACCTTCTGCTTGCTTCTTTTTTTGCCTTCTTTTTTCGCAGCCTCAACCATTTCCCGTTGATCTGCCACTCTATCTGTGATATCGACAAGGATTATCCCTCTTTCTGGATTCCCCATCGCTGCAATTTGATTTGTTCCTTTCCTGATTCTCTTTTCTACAGCATTTACGGATGTTGGGCGCTTGAACTCCAGATACAAGGCTCCATCTTTCAGGCAGTCCGGAGTCTCTTTCCCTGAATCTCTTCGTTCTTTCAACAGCAGGTAGTCTCCTCCAAACTTCCTCTTCATCCAATTTGCACTCTCGACATCTCCCGCATGTCTTTTATCGTCAGCATACCCCGGTTCTTTCTTAACCGTCCCCTTGCCAGGGGTAGCTTTGCTCATGTATATCCTGTATGCCTTGCTCTTTCCCGGGTACGTTTCTAATCCTCTGACTCCCGACTCCCATCTCTTCGTATGCACATTCTGCACCCGTCCGTCGCCCGGATCATACGTCACTGTACACCGGCACGACCTGTGCCTCCTGTACACATCGCTCCCGGTCTCTCTGACATCCTCGTACTTGTACGTTCCGGCCAGTTTCGCGCACCATTCGCAGCATCCTCCGTTCGCTCTACGCCTAATAACCGGCGACATTCCCGCTTGAAACTGGAACTCTGCATTGCGCTTGAGCGTGTCCGTCACCACGGCCAGCCCGAAGTTTACCAAATCCTCTTCAAAGCTCTTCCGGATGTTATCGTACTGCGGTGCTCCCACTGCATACTCTATCAGGCCCTTTTCCCTGTCCTCGTTGTACTTCGGACTCTGCGCCTTCATCCCGATTCTTGCCTTTTTGTTCAGCGCTTCCTGCACTCCGATGGCGTAGCTGCTCGCCTCTCTGTATAGTTCCCTCAGTTCCGGCGGGAGCATCCGACTCGCGATGTTATAATACATCCTTCCGTCCGGTAGCACGTCCGACGACACATGCTCCCCGAATGCCTCCGCCAGTGCTTGGCCTACTTCCGCCGCAAACTCGTCAGCCTCTTCATAGGTCGCTCTCCCGTCTTCCAGCATCTTTTTCAGTTTCTTGATGCGCTCATTCTTCTCTATGTTTTTCTCGAAGCTACTCTGCACCGCCTCCAGCAGCTCCGGAGTTATATCCTTCGGCATTGTTTACTCCCTCGCTCGGTTTGATCCCTGTCAGATCCTGCAGATTATCCGGCCCAACATATCCTGGCACTGCAGCATTGAGCTTAGCCGCTCCGTCTCCGATCACCGTCAGAGCCGATGCATCCGGCTCGAACACCGGCTCCCACTTTGCCTTTGTCAGATAGAACTGGCGCCGTAAATACGGATATCTGTCGCGCACGCACGCAGCCAGGTATCCTACATTCAGGAACCCCGTCCCGAACGTTCTCTGGGCTTTCCTGGTTATCATTCGCAGCGTCTCGTGCGACGCCTTGATTGCCTCTGAGCTTGAGGGATTGTCCGAGACAAAGCCCAGATCGTCCACGGTCAGCCCCGTCTCTCCCGCGAACATAGAAGCCGCCGTTTTCAGCTGCTCTGAGAACGGAGTCATGGTCGCCTGCTGAAATTGTCCCACGGACGGCTTATCTCCGTCCTCGTCCTTGTCAAACTGCAACAACGAGGAAATGGTCGCCTGCCACTTGTCCATCCTCTCAGCCTCATTTGAGAGCCCCAGAACGTACTTCTGCGGAAAGCTGTAGAACTCCGCCGACACTTCTGACCGCTCCATCGTCCTCTTCGCGAACCTCTGCAGATACATACAGGTCCTGCTGATCCTCGCATGGCCAAACGGCCTCCTGTCGTCCGGCCTGTTTATGATCGGTACCAGGAGCGGATACGGCGCCGGGTTTTCGTCCCTCCGGATCGCCCCGGCGCCCCGATGGTAATATTCCGTGTCCTCCGCTGTGAAGTATGCTTCCAGTTCTGGTCTCCCGCTATCGTCCCTCTTCAGGACTGCGTACCCTTCCAGGAGCATCCCTGTTACCGGATCGATCACGCCCGTCGCATTGCCTCCATCGATCACCTGCAGCCTTGGGAATCCGTCCGTATCCGGCGAGATGTACACGAAGCTGCACGATGAGATGAGTGCAGACTGCATGGCGCTGTCAAAGAGCACGTCCGGGTTGTTCATCTGGAAGATCTCGTTGATCTGGAAATTGTCGTCCGCGAACTCTCGGAACACCAGCCGGTCCGCCACGCTGTCCACCGCCTTGGCGCACCACCCCAAGGTCGATTTGTACTGCCGCCTCATGTATGCCGGAATCACAATCCCCCGATCTCTTGTATGGTCCTTCATCTCGTAGTACGCATAGCGCATATCCACTCGCGGCTTTTTTCCCGCTAGTTTTCTCCTCAGGTAATCCATGCCCTTGTAGTCCGGCATTTTTTGCTCCTTTCAGCGCTGGTCATCCAGCGTGTGTTTTTTTTCGTA